GTAAATCAAAGATAATCAATAAGTTATAGAGAAAGGCATCTTTTTTAAGATGCCTTTTTTTGTACATAAAACCATCAAAAAGGGCTGAAAAGTGCCCTTAAGTGTTCAAGTGTGGACAATATGTGGACACTCTAAACCAGTAATTCTGTGCTACCTTTCAAAGGGTTATATTGAATGGCATCTTGTAAGAAGTCTGGCGCAAAGTGTGCATAGGTCAACGTTTGTTGCAAATTAGTGTGTCCTAAGATGCGTTGTAACGTAATAATACTTCCGCCGTTCATCATAAAATGGGTGGCGAATGTATGGCGTAATGCATGGGTTGCCTGACCTAATGCCATACTCGGTTTCACTTTTTTAATTGCTCGACGAAACATGTGATAAGACGTTTCAGTAAAGAGCAATCCTGATTTCTTTGTACAAATCATGTCAGCAACAGCTTGAGAAATTGGCACAATTCTTGGCTTATTGGTTTTGGTGTATGTAAATCGCACCTTATTTTGGATCACATGTTCACGTTTTAGCTTGAGCGCTTCACCCCAGCGGGCGCCAGTGCTTAAACAGAGAACGGCAACTTTTAGGTTGTCACCTTCCAATAATGCTAATAATTGCTGAATTTCATTATCTGTTAGATATGACATTTCAGTCGTTTGCTGTTTTAACCGTGATATTCCTTGAACGGGATGTTTACTTAAAAAGAAATCCGTTTTTTTTAAGGGCTGTAAACATACCGCTGAGTGCTGAGATATCCCTATTTATCGTTGAGGCTTTTACGCCAGAAGCGAGTCTAAGCTCACGATAGAGTACCAATTGCTTATCGGTTAATTGGCAAACAGGGGGATTATTCAGTGATTCAGCAATACGCCTCACTCTTAGGTGTGTCATTCTTCCATAAGGTGTATTTTTGCCGAACACTTCCCACCAAATATCAATTAAATCGCTAAGAGGGCGAATATCGGTTGATGTTTCTACCCAATCTTTTGTTTGCTGATTAGCCAGTGAATAACGTTCAAATAAAATAGCTTCTTGCTTCTTTTCAAAGCGTCGTCTGATCCGTTTTCCGTGACGGCCAGCCGGTCTAATGTCCACTTCATATTGACCATTTTCGAGTTTCTTAATTGTCATAAGAAAGCCCTCCAATGGAACAAATGCTTTGCGAATCAATAAATTCGCAAAATGCTTGATGTATTGTTATCCAATTTTCTTGTCTGAGCGGGATGATTGCGTGCTGTCTTGCCCACTGTGTGCGAGTGCCGGTGCGATTTGCCCAGCATCGGGATTAACCTCATCGAACATAAACCAGTCTCGATATTTCCTGAATACTTTGGCGGAAAAGATTTTCACGCCTGATTCAAACGTCATTTTCGATTTGTCACTTTCATAACCGTGGTAGGTTGCATAATTTAGCCCAACCAAATCAGCGAGTTCCCTTTTTGTCATCTGTTCGGAGTTACGCATTAATCGTAATTTCTCACCTTGCGATCTTGACATTATGTGGAGTTCTCCATATTGTATCGAGTATTAGATATTTACTTGCAGGGAAGCAAAGAGTCTTAAGGTGCTATAAAGCGCCCGACATAAGAGGGTAGCAGATGAGAGAGAAAATCGTAAGTCTGTCAGATGGCGTGACTGAGGAAAAATTTGCTGAATTAATTGGTAAGCCAGTTAGCGCCGTTTCTGATATGCGCAAAGCAGGAAAGTTACCCATTATTCAAATGAAAAAACCAGGTTCAAGTAGAGCCGAAAACTATGTTTATCTGCCTGCATGGAATAACGGTTTAAAGATGGCTTATGAATCTTTACCAAAAGAGATGCGTGACGGTTGGTTAGTGTGGTTAGGGCTGAAATCATGATACGACAAATAACTGAGCATAGTTTTCTGTATCGTGGATTTACGATTATTAAGTTGCCACGAAAAGCAATGAACCCAGTTACTCGTTATCACGTTTGGTTAGATGATCAGTCATTCGGTAAGTTTGATGCAATGGCTGAGGCGGTTAAATATATTGATGGGTTAAAGAATGAAACATATTCAAATGATAATGTTTGAATCAAATAATAAAACTTATCTTATTTCTGAATCTGATGTTGTCTCTAATTATCCAGTGAGAGCATTAAAATGTGATTGTTTAATAACAAAATCAGGAAGGGAATATAATGCCACCAATATAAAAAAAGTTTATTTAGATGATATTGATGGCATTTTAAACATCAAATAACAGGTGCTTTTGAACGGTAATGTTGAGCTAGTGCTTTACATTCTTCAAAAAATTCATTGGCATCATAATGATCATCACCATATACAGAGTATTTTTCTAAGCATTTTTTATAGCTAGATCAAAAGGAGTTCCATTAACAAAAGTACCGTCAGGAAGTTCACTCATTACGGCAATGAGTAACTCTTGTTGTAGTTTTATTTTGAAATTAAGTTCTTTAAGCGCATTAACAATAGGTTCTAACTCTTGTTGGATAGGTGTTTTTATCATTACTTAATATCTCCATGTAATAGTGAAAATATGAGGATAAAGAAGATGAATGAATTGGTAAAGCAAAGAAATAAATACAAACTAAACAGTGAATCTTTTACTTATAAAAGTAAAAAAATATTCAAAAGCGGATAAAGCAACACTGGCTTTATGTGCCATTGTTATTGTTTCGTTTCTTGTGAAAGTTTCTATCTAGGTGTTGTTATGAATGCCGCGGAGCTTATCCAAGCAAGAGAGCAACTACAAGGCAATGATGATTTTTATCAGCCTAAAGTTGTAAAGCACTATCGCAATGATGGTCTTTCATTTGATGAGCGCGTCAGTGGTATGAATAAAACAGCAGAAGTTAGGGCTGATTTATTAAGTAAGTTAAATAAAAATAGTGATGATATTCAGGTTAGTGAGTTTCTTGATTATTTAAGAAATGAAAATAATCGTATATATCAGATGATTTATTATCTTGCTGAGATAGAAAAAGAAAAGAACGGAACAGATTATTTATTATTAAAGAGGAAAGATAAAATAAAAATAATTAATGCACTTCATCAAATAAAAGTATTAAGCGCATTAATCCCGAATAAATTAGCAATGCCTATTTAATTACACCTAAAAAATAAATGACATTTATTTGTCAGGACTTTTTATATCTGATTATCAGAGGTCTGATTATGTCTAAAGAAAGTGATGTAACCGATTTAATTAATGCCGTTCGAGAAGATGAAAGAAAATCTCGGGCGGTTCTTTTTTCTGCTCGTTTACGCAAATTAGCATCAAAAGCACTAAGTGAACGAATGGAGCCTTCACAAGTATTTCAATTATTAGAAGGTGAAGCCGAGTCTATCGAACATCAAGCACAGGAATGGAATTATGTCTAAAGAAATGGATTTAGCCTGCGAACAATCACAGTTATTGCTTGATAAACAAATAAAAGCAGTAACAGGGCGTTATGTCGGTGTATCAGCGTTTGAATGTGAAGATTGCGGTCGTGATATACCCGAAAAGCGCCGTATTGCAGTAATGGGGTGTATCCGCTGTGCTGATTGCCAAACGGTGTACGAGTTGAAATCTAAGCATTATCGGAGTGTGTGAAATGGCGAACAAAACCATTCTGAAATGGGCTGGTTCAAAAGCCCGCATCATGGATAAATTAATTCCACATTTGCCAAAAGCAAAGCGATTAGTTGAGCCGTTTGCGGGTTCTTGTGCTGTTATGATGAATACAGAATATAACGAATATTTAATTGCAGATGCCAATCAGGATTTAATTAGTTTATATCGTAATGTCGTAGAACATACTGAAATAATGGCGCGTAAAGAGTTCTATGCGTGGGAAGAAAATAATCATAAAAATGATTACATTTCTATTAGGAAATTATTTAATTCAATTAAGTTATTAGATAAAAGCGAGTGTGATCAATATATACAATCCACAAGATTTCTATATTTAAATCGTCATTGCTTTAATGGGTTATGTCGATATAACAATTCAGGTGAATTTAACGTGCCATTTGGAACATATGGCCGTGTTTATTTTCCAGAGGAAGAAATTAGGCAATTTGCTGAAAAAGCCACTAATGCCATTATCACCTGTTTAGAATGGCAAGATACCTTGTCACTCGTTGATTTCGGGGATGGAGTTTATTGTGATCCTCCATATATGGGTGATGAGAAAAGTTTTACTAAATATCATCACACTGATTTTACTCACGCTCATCAAATTGAATTAGCTCAAGCGCTAAAGGCATTAAATCAATCACAAGGTAACCCGATTACCGTCTCTAATTCCATTCACGCCAAAGAGCTGTATGCCGATCTCGGTTTTATTATTCACGAGATTGATGCGCCTCGTTCTATTTCTGCAAATGGAAACCGCCAATCAGCAAAAGAGATTATCGCCGTTTTGCCGGAGGTGTGCTGATGGAACAGGGCTATGTTGATATTCAAGATCCAAAAAATGGGGTGCATATCACCGGCACCCGTTTTGCTATCGTTTATTGGAAAAAACAATTTGGATTAATTGAAGTCACTGTTATTGATGGTCGTGTGCGCCGTGAAGTGATTGCGTGGTATGACTCAGCGGTCAATGTAACTGCTGGCGTTGTTGGTGCGCATGTGAGTCGTGTTATTTGCGCAGAAATTCAGTCTATCTCTGAATTGATAGAGATAATGACTCACGTCGCTAAACTGTGCGAAACAGCCATTGAAATTATTGATCCGAAACGTTTAGGCGGTGTGCTGTAATGGCTAGCCGTTTGATTGATTTTTCTCAGCCTCCTGTTTCCTATCCTGCTGATATGCAATGGACGTATTGGTGGAATGGGAAACAGCACGAGCCTGTTGTTTATGAAAGACCGCTTACCCGTGAGCAACTGGCTCAGGGGCAAGCGATTTTATTCGATATTGAAAAACTGCCTCGTTTTCTTAAATCCCGCTTATTTAAATACATCGAACATCTTAGAAAAGAGAAAACACCTAAAGAAGTTCATAACTGGCTGGTGTTTAAGTTTCATAAAAGCGTTTATCAGCGTTTGCAAGCTGTTAATGCGCGCTATGGATTGGCTAAAGACAAGCGTCAATTCTTGTTAGATAGAGATTTTGATCAAGCCATGTTCTTTAATCGCTTGCCTGATGCGCATGACAAAATATTGCGTCATATGGCGAAGTCATTCGCGAATGCGTGTGACAACTTATTCGATGAATTAGCTGATCAGGCAATTGCTGAAAACAACGGTGATCGTGAGGTTTTACTTAACCTAAAAGTGATTAACTCTATTTACCAACAACTAGGACAGTTAATTACCTATTTACATGTAACGCCATTGTTTTGGGGAAAAGTTCAAAAAGGGAAATTGACACCCGAAGATGCACTATCAGGATTGAGTCGGTTAACGAATGAAGATTGGTGGTTTAAAAAGTTAAAAGCTCATCGTCAGCGTTGGCGTGAGTCTTTGCATATTGCTTTTGGTGATGTGAATTCAGATAAGACGCCTTACGCCAGTAAAAATGCAGTACGTGAAGTCAGAGCGCAACGTTTAGCGAATATGAATTATCTTGAAATGATGGATATTCAAGACGTTGAATCGGGTGATCGCTTCGATTTAATGGAAAAAGTATTAGCGAGTATCGCTAACCCTAAAATTCGCCGTATGGAATTAATGGCACAAGCCGCAGGTATTCAAAAAGTCGCAGAAGAACGGGGTGATATTGGTTTATTTATTACGTTAACCACCCCTTCAAAATACCATCCCACCAAGCAAATTAACGTTTCTAAAGATGAGAAAAAGAAAAAAAGTTCTCATTAACGAGAAATGGAATAACAGCGCATACACTCCGAAAGACGGTCAACGTTATTTAGTGAGGGTATGGGCGAAAATTCGCACTGCTTTTAAAGATAACGATATTAACGTTTACGGGATCAGAGTTGTTGAACCTCATCATGACGCTACACCCCATTGGCATATGATGATGTTTCTGGATAAATCTCAACGTGCATCAGCGATTGAGATCATGCGTAAGTATGCCCTTGAAGAAGACGGCGAAGAACGGGGCGCAAAGAAACACCGTTTTGAAGCAAAGCATTTAAATAAAGGCGGTGCTACGGGTTATCTCGCTAAATATATCTCAAAAAATATCGACGGTTATGCATTAGAGGGCGAAGTTGATGACGAATCGGGAGAATTATTAACCGAAGTTGCATCAGCGGTTACTGCGTGGGCATCAACTTGGCGTATTCCTCAATTTCACATGTTTGGTTTGCCGTCTAAAGGCGTATGGCGTGAGTGTCGACGTGTTCGTGGTGTGAGTATCGCTGATAAGTTGGGTGATATAGCGGAAAAAGTAAGAGCGTCTGCCGATGCGGGGGATTTCGCCGCTTATATCGAGCACCAAGGAGGCCCTAACGTTAAGCGTAACCTACAAACGTTATTAGTCGCTCGTACTGTTGCCGATGAGCCGAATTCTTATGACGAAGAGGTTTTACGAGTCATCGGATTATATTCACCGTTAAAAAGTGGTGATGTAGTGAAAACGCGTGAACGTCAGTATCGTTTAGTCCGTAAATCTAAGCAGGATATAGAGGCGATTGAGCATAAGCGTAAGTTAGAAACGGGTCGGGTTTTGACTTTAAAAAAAGCGCGATTAGCGCGCCTCGGAGTCCTGTCAATAACTGTGGATCGGGCAGTTCACCCGATATTAAAAATCCACACGAGAGAGGCTTAAAATCGCCCGTATGGGGGATTTCTGAGCCTGATGTTTTTGACCTACGTTCACAATATAGCGATTGGGATAAATCATTTGGCGAGGTTTTAGAACATAAAAATAGTCAGCGGATAATTTCAACGGTGTCATTAAGTGAAAATCAGGAACGTTTGATACCTGAATTTAAAGCTTTTGCCGAAAAAATGGGATTGGATTTACCACCAGACACGATGTGGTCAATGGTGATGAACGGTATGCGCCTTAGTTATGACGATGAAGTGATTTGGTTTGAAAACGGGAAAATTCAAATTTCATCGACGAAAAGCGAAAACGTTAATTTTGAAGAAGTGAAGCAAAAGAATATCTCAAATACACGAGATAGGGTAATGGCTAAGGTTAATAAATTAAGAGGGATAAATATTTAATGTATTGTTTATTAATCCTTCTTGAGCTATAACCATATTTGTTATTTTGGATATATCTATCTTATCTAATGTTTAAATTTAAATAATGAGATAAAAAATAAGATGAGGAAATCATAATATGGCCAGATGTACAGCACCTGTTCGTGGACATAGTTCAGCCGCGGCGGCGGCGGCTTGTCCAGCATGCCGTGGTCGTAGTAGTTATCGCTATAGTAGTTCTTATTTTCCAGCTAGTAATAGCGGAGTAAGCTATGGTAGTAGTAGTAGTAGTTCAATACCTCGTTGGTCTAAATCTGGCTCATCAATACCATATACAACTGCTCAGGTTCAATCACTTACACCAATTCGAGAAACTGTTGAAGAACGAGCAATAAAGCAACCTGATCTTCGAGATGTATTTCTTTGTCATGCGTGGGATGATAGGCAGGGTGTAGCCAAAGAACTACATGATTTACTGGAAGCAGCAGGTGTCAAAGTCTGGTTTAGTGAAAAAGATCTTAACCTTGGTGTTCCTATGATGCGAGCTATTGATAAGGGATTAGCTAATTCTCGGATTGGATTAGTATTGGTAACTCCTGCATTGTTGGAGCGTATTCAAAGAGAAGGAGTTGCTGATAAAGAGCTTTCCGTGCTTTTAGCTGGTAATCAACTCGTTCCTATCGTGCATAATACAACATATGAAGCGCTTCGCAATATTAGCCCCTTACTTGCTTCACGAAGTGGATTAGATACAGGAGAAGATACATTAGAAATTGTTGCAACAAAAATTTCCGAGCTGGTTACTATTTAGTTTAGAGCCACATAAAGTTTCTTAATTCGCATTTTATTATTCAAGTCTGAACTAATATAATTCGAAGAGGGTAATTTTACCCTCTTAATGGTTTGTTAAGATTCTTAATCCAATGCCCATCATATTTAGTCGTTTTTTTATAGCCATTTTTTTCATACCAATAAATTAACTTTTCTAGTTCTACAGTTTTATCGAAATTATTTGGTTCTAATTTTATATGATCACAATGAAGTTGAATTGCTTTCTCTTCGGCAAAAGTAAGTAACTTTTCACCAATTCCTTTTCTTCTATAGTCAGGTAGAACATATATTTCATATATAAATGCACTTGATTTTTTAGCCCAGTGTTCCAAAGACAGAACTCCTACTTCTATACCATCCATAAATGCAATGTACTCTGTACTCATACCTGAGGATGCTCTTTCCATTCTTTTTTTTTTTTAAACAATTATTTTTTACATGAGTTAGTTCGATTTTTTTTATTTCTAACATAGAAAGCCTTTTCAAAGCAGAATGTATAATTTTTTTGACTATGCCATTTTTTGTAGAATTTTGCATCATATTGCAAGATCAAAAAAGGATCAAAGTTGCTTGAGCGCGCCAGATATCGTAGGCTTTCGTGACACTTATGCAGGTGCATAAAAAGAGGTCGATTTAGTGCGCGGGCGTGGCGGGGTCACGATTGCGTTTTGAGGGGGTTGAAAACATTATTCCTCGCAAATTTCCAGTGCGTAGAGCGATTAAAACAAGATAAAGTTATCTAGGCGTCAAATAAATTACGTGCGCTTAAAATGGATTGTAGGCGCATTTAATACAGGTTTGAGAGGGTGAAAATTAGGTGGATTCGCCTTATCAGGGTGTAAACGGTATAATAGAATTGGGTCACTATTATTATTAGTCAGACCGATACTTATACCTTACAGGTAAAAAATACCGCCAGTGTCGGCGGTATTGTTCTTTGTGCGGTGAGGTTACTCATCATCTAATGTGTACTTATCAAACTTAATCACTTCTTCACCTAGCCAATCATTAATTTGTAATATCTTGCTTTGCAGTGGTGCCAACTCATTACGAAAGAAAACCTTTGCCGCTTTTTCTACGTCACCAAAGCCACCGGTATTCTGTGGAATGATCCCCATCATTTGAGGCGGTACGCGGTGTGCGGCTAACATATCGTCACGACTGACATTCTTGATATTGAGAAATTCATCTTTTGCCGCAATCTCACTTAATGGAATAACTTGCACACCGTCTTTCTTGCCGTTCGGCGCGTGGATAAATAGATTACGGAAATTGCCGGGACCTTTTGAGTTTTGCATTGCTTTACGAATTTTATCAATATCACTTTGGTTTTGTGATGCATCACTGACGTATAAAATAAATCCGGCATGGCTACCATTGCGATAATACTTAACACGGAACAGGGTAGCGGCTTCATTCAGTAGCACTGACATAGTAGACGCCAGATATTCCGGTAACCCGTATAACTCTTGATTTAAATCGGGTTCGTATAACTGAAACACGCTACCGGGTTTAAACTCATAAGGCTGTGAGTCATAGCCATAACGCACAAACCAATAACTATCATCGGCAACACCACGGCGGGTATATTTGGCGAGAACGGGGGTGAGTTTTAATAAGTTACCCACCATATTATTACGCCGTTCAAGATAGGCATTGCCAAAAGTTAAGAAGTCGAGCGCAAACCGGCTAAAGTCTAACTTAGATAGAAAGCGGTTAGGCTGGAATGTACTCACTAAGATATTACGTTTCACATAAATTGCACTGCTATGATGCGTCGCCGCACGAAACAGTTTTGATAACCCATCAAAGCTAATCGGTGGCTCATACCAATTATCAATTTGCGCACATTCCAGATAATCAAAAATTTCTCGTTTATCTAACACCGGAACGGGATCACCAAAGGTAAAGGCTTCCATGCTGTTATTGGCGGTTGCCGTTTGTTGTGCTTTAAAACGCTTTTTATTTTTACGGCTCATTAATAAATCTCCACAATATTATTACTGTTCTCGGTGGTGCCGGTTAACGGTTCGTTGAAGAGGGCGTGCATCGTTGCCCATGCAAGGTCAGCGTGTCCGCTTTCTTCACTGCGTGAGGCTTCATAAGTAGGGCGGTTACCGCTTCCGGTGGTCGTACGGCGAATGGAAGTAAAGGATTGAATGATATCAACACACTGGGCATCGAACTCTAAACGTCCGTGACTAATCACGTCATAAGCTTTAATGACTAAAGCATTTTTGACATTCGGGTTATAAATAAACTCACGCGCAGCAGGAAAAAACTGAATGACATTCTGATAAACCCCATGCCCTAAGCCGGTGGTATCAATCCCCATATATTCCACATAGAAACGTTCGGTGATTTTTTTAATGGCGTCAGCTTGTGCGCGAAAATCCATGCCTCGCCATTGATGACGTTCTAATATGCGGAATTTTCCTCCTGGTACTTTAGGCGGCGCGATAACCACACAACCGGCACTATCACCATTTTCACCGCCTTTGCTTGGGTCGTAACCCACCCAAACCGGATCATAACCGTAAGGGCGTAGCGCTAATGGTTGAATGTCATCCCACACTTCCCAACTGTCCACCATGCAATTTTGCATCATGTTAAAGTTGAATAGAGATTCAATATCATCCATAAAGTGACACATTAACAGGTTGTTATATTCGTCTGGGCTATACTCTTTTTTGAGTTGCTCTAAATCGAATAAATCACAACCGCCCCGCAACGCATCTTCAATATTGACGATTTGTCGCCACTGCCCATCCTCACATAAACGCCCATTCACTAACGCTTCATGTGAGATATCAATCTCAACTCTGTCTTCTTTTTTGCGTCCGCGGTTATACAGCTTACCCGACCAAAACGGGTACGCTTCATGGCTCATGGTTGACGGTGTTGAAAAGTAAGTTTGTCGCCAATGTTTTTGTATTGCCATACCTGAAGTCACTTTGCGTAACTCTTGAAACTTGGGTATCCAAAAGGTTTCATCCAGATATAAATTACCGTGATAACTTTGTGCTGTGCGGGCATTAGTGCCGAGGAAATAGAGCGTTGCACCATTACTTAACATCAATGGGTCGCCTTTTAATTCAACATCAACCTCCAATGCCATTTTGATAATATATTCACGGAACATATAGGCTTGCGCTTTACTTGCTGACAGGAAAACCTGATTACGTCCGGTGGTCAGGGCATCAATAAAGGCCTCACGGGCAAAGTAGAATGTTGCGCCGATTTGACGGGATTTTAAAATATTACGAATGCGGTGATGACCGGCGCGATACCACACCTTTTGATATTCAAACAACGTATTGCGAAAGATATCTTCTAGTTTTTCAATTTGTTCTTCTGAAAAGAAGTTTTTCTCTGGCTGACGGCGTTCGCCTTTATTGCGGTTAGCAATCTTAGGGTTTAGGTCCGTTTCATTGCCACCGTTTTGATATTTTCTGATCCGCGCCATGCGTTCAAGTTGACGCCCTAACAAGTCGATTTCTTTAAAATCTTTGCCTTCTTTGCTCTCTTTTAAAATTAGATTGCAATAACGCGCCTCAACGGTTAACTCTGCGCGTTCGGTAGGGCTGATTTCATCCCAATTATCGCGACGTTTCCAACTGTGAATAGTAGACGCCTTTTCGCCTAGCGATTCCGCTATGCGCGCAATGCGGTAACCTGAAAAATACAGGTGCATTGCTTTTTTTCGGTTATCAAATGTTTCGGTAATAGCCATTGCACAATCACTATTTCTTGCTTAAGTTACGGCTAGTCTATTGACCGTGGATCACCGATTCGCTTCATTCCCTTTGTGCCATTTCTCAAACAAACCTTATCCATTGTTTAACGCCCCTTGTAACCGACAACATACAGACCAACGAATAAACGGATGCAGTCTGGAGTAGTGTGCATGTCGAAGAAATCAAAACCGGTTCGTCTTTGTGTTGAAGGGGCGACAACGGACGGGCGTCGAGTTGACCGCGAATGGTTAACCCAAATTGCGAAAAACTTTGATCCCGCGGTTTATGGTGCGCGGGTCAATGTCGATCACTATAACTATTCATGGGCACCACGCTTTGGTGATGTGGAATCGGTGTATACCGAGGAAATCAAAGAAGGGGCACTGGCAGGTAAGTTGGCATTATACGGTGTGATCAATCCGACACCTGATTTAATTGAACTCAATAAAAAACGTCAAAAAGTTTACACCTCTGTCGAAATTAACCCGAGTTTTTCAGATACTGGTGAAGCCTATCTGGTCGGTCTTGCAGTGACTGATAACCCCGCGAGTTTAGGCACTGAAATGCTGCAATTTAGTGCCAATGCACAAAGTAGCCCACTTTCAGAGCGCAAACAAAGCAAAGATAACGTCTTTACTGCCGCAGAAGAAACACATCTCGAATTTACTGACGAAAAACCAGAAAGCGATAAGCCGGGACTTTTTAGCGTCATTAAAGAGATGTTTTCTAAAAAACAACACAGTGATGATGCGAGATTTACCGATGTGCATCAGGCGGTAGAGCTGTGCGCCCAAGAAGTGCAAACCCTTTCAACAGAAATTACCGCATTAAAAAACGCAGACCAAAGCGAAGCGGTAAAAGCACTTACGCAACAACTCACGGAATTAAAAAACCAATTTGAAAATACAGACGCCTCGTTCTCACATCGTCCGCCGGCAACGGGTGGCGAAAATAACGGCGAAGTGCTGACGGATTGCTAAGGTAGTGAACAAGCCATGAAAAAAAGAAACTCGTTTTAAATTTAATGCGTATATGACGCAACTCGGTAAAATTTACGGTGTTAGTGCCCAAGAGTTTAGCGATACCAAAGTACCGATTGAGCCGTCTGCTGCTCAAAAATTAGAAACTACGATCCAGCAATCGGCGGAGTTTTTAACGCACATTAATATTGTGCCAGTTGATGAGCAAGTCGGTGAAGCGATTGGTTTAGGCATCGGTTCGACTATCGCGGGAACCACTGACACAACAACAAAAGACCGTGAAACAAGCGATCCGATTAAGCTGACAAAGAACAGCTATCTTTGCCAGAAAACCAATTACGACACCCACCTTGATTATGCAAAAATTGATATGTGGGCGAAGTTTACCGACTTTCAAACCCGTATCCGTGATGCGATTATCCGCCGTCAGGCATTAGACCGCATTATGATTGGTTTTAATGGTACGCACCGCGCCGATAACTCTGATCGTAAAAAATATCCCTTACTGCAAGATGTGAATTCGGGCTGGTTACAAAAAGTACGCGAACGTGCGCCTGAACATGTGATGGGCAGTATCACGCAAGACGGTACAACAACAGCCAAACCGGTTTATGTCGGTAAAGGGCGCGCGTATCAAAATTTCGATGCGTTAGTCCAAGACACCATTGATAAGGCAATTGATCCAGAATATCAGGACGATACCGGTCTTGTTGTGATTTGTGGGCGTAAATTGTTAGCAGATAAATACTTCCCACTGGTCAATAAAGACCAAAACAACAGCGAAAAGCTGGCAGCAGATACCATTATCAGTCAGAAACGTATTGGCGGTTTACCGGCTGTACGTGCGCCGTTCTTTCCTGAAAATGCCTTTTTTATTACTCGTCTTGATAATTTGTCGATTTATTTCCTTGCAGATTCTCGTCGTCGCCAAGTGCTGGATAATGCAAAACGCGATCGCATTGAAAACTACGAGTCAGTGAATGAAGATTTCGTGGTTGAAGATTTCCGTGGTGTGGCGCTCGTTGAAAATATCGTTTGTGAAGATGCCGAAGAAACACCACCCGAAACCACTGACGATACAGACAACAGCGCAGTAACAGAAGAAACACAGGCTGAAAATAAAAAAGGCGAAATAATGGCGTTATCTCCGTGGGAAAAACACCGCATGAGCCTAAGTGCGCAACAGTCCACTCAATTGGGTGGGCATGTTAGTCGCAATACGAAAGGCTATCACATGATGCTGTTACGTCTTGCGACAGATAAAAAAGAGCTAAAACATTTTCAGTCACGCGAACGCAAAGAAGCTTATAAACGCAAGATATTAGCCAATTATCAGCCGTGGGTTGATGGGGCGTTGTCCGGTGGTAACGGTGTGCAAGATGATGTCTTAATGACGATTTTGCTGTGGAAAATTGATGCGGGTGATTATGAAGGCGCGTTAGATATTGCCGTTTATGCATTAGCTAACCGTTTAGTGATCCCCGGTGTTAACCGTACCACGGGCACCGTGATTGCCGAAGAAATTGCCGATTCAGCAATGCGAGCGTATGCCGTGAAATCACCGGTATCTTTAGCGACGTTAGAGCGTACACGCGCCTTGACCGATGATGAAGATATGCCCGATGAAGTGAGAGCAAAACTCTATAAAATCTTAGGGTTAGTGCTACGCGATAATAATCGACCACAAGAAAGCTATTGCGTATTAAGTCGAGCCTTAGAGTTAAACATGAATATCGGTGTGAAAACCGAATTAAAACAACTCGATAAAGTGCTCAAAGCCCAGCGTGACGCTGAAAAAGTATTGTGACACCACGTCAGGGCGGCACGGAAAAAGCCACTCGCTTTCTTTCGTCCACCGCCCACCTATTTTAAGGTTTTCTCATGGATTATGTTTCTGCTAACCCTGTGCCACAAAAAGACGAAACCATTAAAAATAATGGCTTTTTCCCTGATATTCAAACTCGTAATTTTCAATTGCAAACACGTGTCGATGGCACAGTGACACCGGAACGACTGAAAAGCACGTTGTTGAACGCCATGATTGAAGTAAATCGTGAATTGTATCAGTGGCGTATTGGTCAATCTGCGAAAACATTAAAAGACGTGCCAGCCGAACAGATTAACGGTGAAAGTGAACTGATGGTTTTATATCAGCGTGCGGTGTTCTGTTTTGCAAAAGCCAGTTTAATCGAACGTTATCGCGATATTGATACCACCGCACAAGGTAATAAAAAAGCCGACACCATGACACCGGTGATTGATGAAGTGTGGCGTGATGGTCAATGGGCTTTACAACGTATCAAAGGGGAAACCCATAACACGGTGGAGCTTATCTAATGCGGATTTACACCCAACAAGGGGATACCGTAGATGATATTTGTTGGCGTTACTTTGGTCAGTCATCCGGCATGATTGAGCAAGTATTAGAGGCTAATCCTGGGCTGGTTGAATGGGGGGCAATCTTACCCACCGGCACCGCGATTGAGTTACCGGACACGCCCCAACAACACAGCATCACACCGATTTTACAACTTTGGGATTAACCCCTTTAAAGGGGAAGGTATGAAGAAGATGCCCTATAAAGATCCAAATAATATGAATTGGTTTACCGCCTTATTAATTGCCGGTATGGCGGTTTTTGGTGGTATTGCCAGTTACGCCAATAAAATAGTGAAAGGGGAGCCGTTCCGCTTTGCCATTTTACTTGCGCAAATCGTTGTCTCTATGTTTTCAGGGGCATTGATTTTATTCGGTGCAAGTTATTTTCAGTGGCAACCTGAGATTGCCGGCGGTATAGCGGGCATGGCGGGCTGGATGGGGTCAGCATTTATTAGCGCAGTCGGAAAGTTATTCTTAAGGAAGGTTGCCGGTGAGTAAATTTATCTTTAGTCAGCGCAGTAAAAATAATCTTAGTGGCGTTAACCCGTTGTTAGTGAAAATTGCTTATCGTGCGTTAGACATTTCTACGGCGGACTTTGCAGTGATTGAAGGTGTTCGCACACTCGAAAAGCAAAAAAGAAAACGTCAAAAAGGGTGTTTCAAAAACATTAAACAGCCGTCATTTAACAGGCGATGCCATTGATATTTTACCTTCTGCGATTAAACCGGGGATGGAATGGCAACCGCATTTTTTTGAACCTGTATTAATGGCATTTAAACAAGCCGCAGATGAAGAAGGGGTAACATTGCGTTTTGGTAAAAACTGGAAAAGTGATCCTAGTTTACCCGTTGAAACCCGCTTTCCTGATTATCCTCATATTGAGATCCCACAATGAAAAGGAACGTACTGCTTATTATTGTCGCGGGCGTGATGGGCTTGCTACTGATATTTAAGTTTGATGCCTTGCTCACTGAGAATAGTCAGCTTAAGGGTGACAATCTTGCCCTTAAGCAAAATATTATCAGTCATAAAAAATGCTATTGAGCACTATCAGGAAGAACTTACTCGCTTATCAGAACTGGATAAACAACACACAAAGGCGCTAACCGATGCAAAAAATGATATTATCCGGCTTAATGATGAGTTGCGTAATCATACTAAACGGGTGTACATCAAAGCCGACTGCCCCAACCCCGATAATCACACCACCGCCACCGCCGGCATGGGTGATGCAACCCCGCACGACTTACCGAAACAGCTGAACAAGATTATTTACGTCTCCTCGAAATGATGGCGGAAAATAAGGCACAAACGGAATATTTAATTGATTACACAAATCGATTATTGCAATACATCAATGAGTTAAACCATGAAAAAGCCTGCCAACCTGCGTGATACCTTAATTAAAAAGGTGAGCTATTTAGGGGATAACCCCGATAGGCTCTACACCTTTATTGATGGTGGGGCGATTGTGGCAACGGGTGCAAGCAGTCAATCTTATGAGTATCAATACAATCTCAATATTATTATTGATGATTATCCCGGTGACCAAGATGTGTTAATGGCGGTGATCATTGGTTGGATTGAACAACATCAACCTGATATTTTCCTCAATCCCGATAAACGCCAAAGTCATTTGGTCTTTGATGCCTTTATTGATAGCAACCAGACCGCCAGTATTAGCATTGATTTAAAGCTGACTGAGCGAGTCCTCGTTAATATGCAAGCGGGTAAATTGGTTGTCGGTGCCATTGAAGAGCCGGCTGATCCGTTTGAAAGTTGGGAGAGTGTGGCTCATGAACGCCGATGATTTCAGCCCGTTAACCCAAGCGTTAGCCGCCATGTTGGCAAAAGCGTCACCCAATGAGCGCAAAAAGCTAGCCCGTGAAATTGCCCGTGATTTACGCAAAAGCAATTTACAACGTATTCGTGCGCAAAAAAATCCCGATGGAACCGCATTCACCAAACGTAAAGCCTCAACGGTTACCGTATTGCGAGGAATGAAATTTGTCTGGAAAGGGCAACCCCGCAGTTTAAAAAATTGGCGATTGCGTAAAACGAAAAGGGCGAAGTGATCACCGGCTACGATTTAGAAAAGAGAGCCGAACGTAGTTTTTATAAGCGCGATATTTTGCGTTTTATTGAAGTGAAAAAAAGACAAAATCAGTACGTCAAAACCCAATAAACAGACTCGCATGTTTAAGCGTTTAGCCACCGCCCGTTATTTGCGCATGTCAGCAAATGATAAAGGTGTCTCCCTCTCTTTTGCCCCTCAAGTCGCGGGCATTGCTGCGGTGCATCATTACGGTTTAAAAAGAGCGAGTGCGGGGCAAGTCATTAGAAATTCAATACCCTGAAAGAAAGCTATTAGGCTTTTCACCGGCAGATATTAAACATATTGAAAATCAATTACTGGAATTCCTTTCCCGTTAATTGTCCTGTCTTTGAAACAATCCCAACTCCGTGAATTTTTTTATTTCCCGTTGCACATTGCGGGTATGAATATCGCAGAGCTTATCCGAAAAATACAAAACTTGATCCGCACTGGCGTTGTGATTGATGTCAGTGCGGAAAAAGGCTGTCGAGTTAAAACGGGCGACAATGAAACCGACTGGCGCCCGTGGCTCACTGCGCGTGCAGGAAAATCGCGTTCATGGTGGGCGCCAAGTATCGGCGAACAAGTATTATTGCTGTCAATCGGTGGTGATTTAACCACCTCGTTTGTGTTACCGGCAATATTTAGTGACGATTTTTCAGAGCCATCAAGCTCATTAACCGCCCATCGTCATGAGTATGAAGATGGTGCCGTGATTGAGTATGAGCCGGCAACCGGGGCGCTAATGGTTACGGGAATTAAAACCGCCGAAATTGAAGCCAGCGAGTCGGTCACGGTCACATCACCCGACATTACGTGTGTCGCGACAAGCAAAATCACCTTAGATACTCCTACCGTTATTTGCACCAACAACTTAACCACGGGATCACTGACGGTGCAAAAAGGCGGCACAATGACCGGCGATATTACCCATGTTGGCGGACAAATGTCCTCTAATGGCGTGGTGGTTTCAGCCCATACTCACGGTGGTGTGCGTACAGGTGATGGTAATACAGGAAAACCGCAATGAACTATCTCGGCATGAACAGCCAAACCGGTGAACGTATTACCGATATTGAGCACGTTCGCCAGTCTATTAAAGATATTTTTAATACACCCATTGGTAGCCGATTGATGCGCCGTGAATATGGCAGTTTGCTTGCCGATTTAATTGACGGCCCTGTTAACGCCAAGATGCGACTGCAATTAATGTCAGCGTGTTACACCGCAGTTTATCGTTGGGAGCCACGTATTGTGATGACTGCCATTGATATTCATAGCCAACAGGAACAGGTGATTGTCGATATCACCGGCTATTACGCCCATAACCAACAACCGATTAATTTCTCTCTACCGGTGACATAACATGCCAACGATTAATTTAAGCCAATTAACACCACCCGATGTGATTGAGTCGTTAGATGCAGAACAATTATTACGCGAACGCAAAACAGCATTGATTGCCGCAATGCCAGTGCATTTGTGTGATGCGGTGGCTAACACGTTATCGTTAGAGTCTGAACCACTGACCAAACTGTTAGAAGAAAACGTCTATCGTGAGTTGTTATTGCGCCAGCGTATCAATGAGTCTGCTCGCGCGGTGATGGTAGCGTATGCGAGAGGGGCGGATTTAGATCAGTTAGCGGCGAATTATAATTTATCGCGTTTAGTGTTACGCCCCGCCAATCCCAAAACTATTCCGCCCACACCGGCGATTTTAGAATCTGACGATGATTTGCGTTTACGCATTCCCGCCGCGTTTGAGGGGCTAAGTGTTGCGGGGCCGGTGGGCAGTTATGAATTTCATGCCCGTAGTGCCGATGGTCGGGTGTCCGATGTGTCCGCGATCAGCCCAACGCCGGCAAATGTCACTATCTCGGTGTTATCTCGTGAGGGTGACGGCACCGCATCGGAAGAATTACTGCGCATTGTTGAGCACGCGTTAAACGATGAAGATGTGCGACCAGTTGCTGATCGCATCAAAGTGCAATCTGCCAAAATTATTCCCTATCAAATTGATGCCACTTTATTTCTCTTTCCGGGGCCTGAGTCGGAGCCAATACGCAAAGAAGCCAATCAACGGCTGACGCAATACATTACAGAACAACACCGCTTAGGGCGTGATATTCGCCTGTCAGCGATTTATGCCGCGTTGCATGTGGAAGGCGTGCAACGTGTGGAATTAAAACAACCCACTAAAGATGTAGTGCTTGATAAAACACAAGCCTCGTATTGCACACAAAGTACCTTAACCATTGGTGGCTCGGATGAATAGCTTATTACCGTCAGGCAGTAGCCCATTAGAAAAGGCCGCCGCTATTGCTTGCCAATCCTTGCAAACCTTGCCGGTGCCTTTACGCCAATTATGGAATGCCAGCACATGCCCCGTTGAGTTATTGCCGTATCTTGCATGGGCCTGGTCAGTGGATCGATGGGATGAAAACTGGTTGGAGCCTGTTAAGCGTCAAGTAGTACGGGATTCGATGTTTATTCACCGACATAAGGGCACGATTGGCGCACTTAAGCGTGTGGTTGAGCCGTTAGGTTACATCATCAAAGTCACTGAATGGTGGCAAACCGACGATCCGCCGGGCACATTCCGCCTTGATGTGGGCGTGCAAGAAAACGGTATTAGCCAAGAAATCTATGACGAATTAGAACGGTTGATTGCCGATGCACGCCCTGTTAGTCGGCACCTTTTGGGGTTATCTATCAACCTTGATTCGCAAGGTGAGTTTTATCTTTCTGCCGCGACATTTAGCGGTGATGAGTTAACGGTTTACCCCTATTTTGCAGAAGAAATTACCGTGTCTGGTGCGCCATTAACGGCGGTCGGAGTACACATTATTGATAAAGTTGAGGTCGAACATGAGCGCTAAATTTTTCGCCTTATTAACGGTGATTGGTGGCAATAAACTGGCAAAAGCCACGGCATTAGGTACCACCTTAAAAATTACCCAAATGGCTGTGGGTGACGGTGGCGGAACGTTGCCGACACCCGATACACAACAAACTAAACTCGTCGGCGAAAAACGCCGTGCGGGATTAAATACCTTATTTGTTGATCCAAAAAACGACAGCCAGATAATTGCTGAACAAGTGATCCCTGAAAATGAGGGTGGTTACTGGATACGTGAGATTGGTTTATTTGATGATGAAGGCAGTTTAATTGCCGTGGGTAATTGCCCTGAAACTTATAAGCCACAACTGCAAGAGGGAAGCGGGCGAACACAGACTATCCGCATGATATTAACAGTTAGTCACACTGAATCCGTTGAGTTAAAGGTTGATCCCTCGGTGATATTGGCGTCCCGTGAATTTGTCAATGATGCCATTGAAAGTGCCTCAAAACAGACACTGGAGGAAGTGGCTAAGCTTTATGCTACCAAAGCCGAATTAAGCACGGGATTAAGTAAGGTACAAAAATCAGCGGATGATGCTAACACGAACGCCAATAGTCGCGTACCTAGTACCCGTAAAGTTAATAATAAACCACTGAGTACCGATATTACCTTAACGGCGAGTGATGTAGGCGCTGCAACACCGGCGCAAGTGAATGAAGCAAAGACGGTAGCATCCAATGCACAGGCCACAGCAAACAGTGGTGTGAGCAAAGCAGATACCGCACAGAAAACCGCTAACGATGCAGTAAGCAAAGCCAATGCTGCGCAAACTGCCGCAAATAATGCCAACACTAATGCTAATGGTCGTGTACCTAGCACCCGTAAAATCAACAACAAACCATTAAGCGCTGATATTAGTTTAACTGCTGGTGATGTAGGCGCTGCAACACCGTCGCAAGTAAATGAAGCCAAGACCGCCGCATCCAATGCACAAGCCACTGCAAACAGTGGAGTGAGCAAAGCGGATGCCGCACAGAAAACCGCTAACGATGCAGTAAGCAAAGCTAACACAGCACAAACTGCCGCAAATAATGCCAACACTAATGCTAATGGGCGAGTGCCTAACACGCGTAAAGTGAATGGCAAACCATTAAGTGCTGATATTAGTTTAACTGCGGGTGATGTGGGTGCTGCAACACCGGCACAAGTGAATGAGGCAAAGGCTGCCGCAAACAATGCCAACAATAATGCCAATGGGCGGGTGCCTAACACGCGTAAAGTGAATGGCAAATCATTGAGCGGAGATATTAGTTTAAATGCGAGTGATGTAGGGGCTTTAACACAAGCTCAGGGTGATGCTCGATATCAAAAAAAAGGAACAGGTCAGAACTTTAGAAAAATTTGGTCTGGGAATGCTTGGTCAAAAGGTGGCACAATCACTGTTTCAGAAGATGTTAGAGGAAAAACGATTTATATTAAAGGTAATTCAAATAGTTATCTTGGGGGCGGAATACAAGTTCCAAATCAAATTAATGTTGGTATTGTCGTTAATTGGTATAAAGAGTTTCATCTTTTTTCCGTGACATCTTCAGATGGAAAAACTTTACGTTGTGGCGATACATCATGGGGAATAATAGAGGTTTGGGTTCAAGATTAACTTTATTTGTACCAACCCGCAAACAATCCCGCTTTCGTGCAATTTAATCGCTAATTTTTTCATGCTACACGGACACAGTTATAGGAGTCCGTGAGCATGGCACAAGATTATCACCACGGTGTGCGCGTTATTGAAATTAACGAAGGCACCCGCCCCATTCGCACTATCAGCACCGCTATTGTCGGCGTGGTTTGCACCGCTGATGATGCGGACGAAAAAGCCTTTCCTTTAAACAAGCCCGTCTTATTGACCGATGTATCACAGGGTATCGGTAAAGCAGGGAAAACCGGTACTTTAGCCAGCACGTTAAAAGCGATTGCAGATCAGGCTAAACCCATCACTATTGTAGTACGTGTTGCACAAGGTGAAGAAGAGGCAGAAACCACCACTAATATTATCGGTGGCACCACCGAAGAAGGGCTAAAAACAGGATTGCAAGCGCTGTTAGCATCACAAGCACAACACGGTATTAAGCCTCGCATTATTGGTGCGCCCGGTCACGACACGTTAGCGGTTGCCAATGAGATTGCGGTGATTTGTCAAAAGCTCCGCGCCTTTGGCTATGTGTCTGCTTACGACTGTAAAAATATCAGTGAAGCAATCAAGTACCGTGACAACTTTGGTCAACGTGAGTTAATGGTGATTTTCCCTGATTTTACCTCATGGGATAGCACCACTAACAGCGAATCAACCGCTTATGCCGCGGCGCGGGCGTTAGGTCTGCGTGCCAAGTTAGACAATGATATCGGTTGGCATAAAACCCTATCCAATATCGCCGTTAACGGTGTCACGGGCATTTCTAAAGATATCTATTGGGATTTACAAGATCCAGCGACTGATGCCGGTTTACTGAATGAAAAAGGGGTGACGACACTTATCCGCCGTGATGGTTTTCGTTTTTGGGGTTCGCGTACCTGTTCGGATGATCCGCTATTTACCTTTGAATCTTATACTCGAACTGCGCAAGTCCTCGCTGACACCATGGCGGAAGGGCAGATGTGGGCAATTAATAAACCGTTAACGCCATCTTTAGCGCGGGATATCGTTGAAACCATCAATGCAAAATTACGTTCACTGGTCAGTCAGGGCTATTTGTTAGGGGGTGAATGTTGGTATGACCCGACATCAAATAGCAAAGAAGCACTGAAAGACGGCAAGCTCACACTGGATTATGACTATACACCAGTGCCACCAATGGAAAATTTGATGTTACGTCAGCGTATTACCGATAAATACCTGATGGATTTCGGTAACAAAATCAAGGGGTAAATCATGGCGTTACCACGCAAGTTAAAGAATTTTAATTTATTTATGAATGGCGCCAATTATGTGGGCGTTGCGGAAGAACTCACATTACCCAAAATCACCCGCAAGTTAGAAGCCTATCGCGGGGGCGGTATGAATGGTTCGGTGCAAATTGATATGGGCCTTGATGATGGAGCGTTAGACACTGATTTTACTCTCGGTGGTGCTGATATTGACGTTTATCGCCAGTGGGGAGCCTCAACCATTGATGCGGTACAACTGCGTTTATGTGGCGCCTATCAGCGTGATGATACGGGGGAAACATTAGCCGTTGAAGTGGTTCTCCGTGGTCGTTATAGCGAAATCGATCCGGGCAACTGGAAATCGGGCGACAACACACAAACCAAAGTTACCGTAAAACCCACTTACTACAAGTTAGTGATGGACGGTAAAGAAATCATTGAGATTGATATCGTCAATATGGTGGAAAAAGTGGACGGTAAAGACCTGTTACAAGCACAGCGTGACGCGCTGGGGCTTTAATTAAATGCGGAAAGAGAACATGAAAGAGCCAATCGAAGAACAAAACCAAGAGCAAATTGAATGGGTTGTTGTTAACGGTGACCAAGCCACGGTGACATTAGAACAACCGATTATGCGTGGTGAAACCAAAATCGATAAAGTGACGGTGCTTAAACCCAATTCAGGGGCATTACGTGGTGTGCGTTTACAGCCGTTAATGGATATGGATGTTGATAGCATGATGCAGGTGCTACCGCGCATTACTATGCCAACACTGACAAAGCAAGATGTGCTGTCTTTAGCCGCGGGCGACTTGGTAAACCTGAGTGTGCAGGTGGTTAATTTTTTATTACCGAAGTCGGTTATGCCCGATTCCCAAGCGAATTAACCACCGATGAACTGGCGGCAGATATTGCCGTCATTTTTTCATTGGTCACCGGCAGATACCGGCAAAATGAGCCTTTCAGAATTATTGTCATGGCGCTATCAAGCGGCGAAACGGTGCGGACAACAGGATGAGTAATAACTTAAAATTACAAGTTGTACTGAGTGCGGTTGATAAATTAACCGCACCGTTTCGCAGTGCGCAAGAAAGTAATAAACGATTGGCGTCCGCTGTGCGCCAGTCGCGTGACTCGTTAAAAACCCTTAATCAGCAAGCCTCACAAATTGACGGCTTTCGCAAAATTAAACAGCAGTTAACTTCCACACAGCAAGCGTACCAATCCGCCACACAACGTGTTGCCACCCTCGCCAAAGAAATTGCCAACAGTGAAAACCCCACGAAAAAACAGTTAGAGGCGTTTAAAAAAGCGCAACGGGAAGCGGGGCAACTCAAAACCAAATATGAGCAATTACAGCAGTCGGCACAGCGACAGCGCTCGGCATTACAAGCCAATGGCATTTCTACTAATCAACTCGGTCAAGCGCAACGGCGGCTTAATGGTGATATTGAACGCACCACGCAACAGCTCCGCCGGCAAGAAAACCAATTAAGGCGCAGTGCCGAACAAGAAAGGCGCATGGCGGCGGCTAAATCGCAGTATCAAAAGACACTTGATGTGCGAAATAAAATGGCGGGTGCCGGTGCCACCATGACAGCAACCGGTGCCGGTATGTTGTATTCCGCGAAACAAACCTTAATGCCGGGGTACGAGTTTAATGTCGGTATGTCAAAGGTGCAGGCATTAACACGCTTAGATAAAAAACTCCGATGAATTTAAGATGTTGCGTGAACAAGCGCGAGAGCTAGGCGCAACCACAGCATTTACGGCTAACCAAGTGGCGCAAGGTCAGGCATTCTATGCCATGGCAGGTTTTAAGCCTGAGCAAATTAAAAATGCTATGCCGGGTACATTGGCCATGTCATTGGCGGGTGATATTGATTTAGGTACCACGGCAGATATCGGCTCCAATATTTTAACCGGTTTTAAACTCGACTCTGACCAAAATGGGGAGAGTGAGTGATGTGTTAGTCGGTGCTTTTACCCGTTCAAATACCAGTTTAACCATGCTTGGCGACACCATGAAATACGTTGCACCGGTTGCGTCAGGGTTAGGGGTTGATTTAGAAACCGCAGCAGCTGCAACGGGTAAATTGGGTGATGCGGGTATTCAAGGTTCAATGGCGGGTACTTCATTACGCGCTATCTTAGGGCGTCTTGCTGAACCGCCGAAAATGGCCGCCAAAGCATTAGAAGAACTGGGTATTAAAACCCGTGATGCCAAAGGAAACTTACGCGACTTTCCTGAGTTGTTAGCTGAATTGGATAAGAAAACCGCCAATATGGGTAATGCGCAACGAGCGGGATTCTTTAAACACATTGCCGGTGAAGAAGCCTTTTCTGCATTATCGGTACTTGCCGAACAAGCGGGCAAAGGGGAGTTGCAAAACCTTGTTGCCGACTTAAAGAAAGCCAAAGGTGAAGCCCAAAAAGTCGCGGGCACCATGACGGACAACTTAAGCGGGGATATGAAAAACCTGCAATCTGCATGGGAAGACTTAGGCATTCAAATTTTTGACGGCATTGATAGTCCATTGCGTCAGATATCACAAAGTATTACCCGTGTGATTTCTAAAGTCGGAGTGTGGATGAAAGAAAACCCTGAGTTGGCTAAAACGCTGACTATGGTTGGTTTAGCCATTGCGGGCATGATTACCACACTGGGTGTGCTCTCGTTATCCATTGCCGCAATGTTAGGGCCATTGGCTGCCGCGAAATTAAGCCTGTCAATTTTAGGCATTAAAGGCGGTGGCGCGTTAACACTGTTATTAAAACCGATAAAATTATTAGGTAGTGCTTTTTTATGGTTGGGTAAAGCCATGTTAGCTAATCCTATTTTGTTAGCTATTGCCGCTATTGCCGGCGCATTTTATCTGATTTATAAAAATTGGGATAAGATTGAGCCGTATGTCACCAAAGTGTGGGAGTCTGTTAAACAGCGCACCGCTATCGCATGGCAGGCATTAAAAGGCACCATTTTAATGGCATGGGAAGCCATTAAATATATCTTCTTTAACTGGACGATACCGGGCTTAATTGCAAAACATTGGGACAGTATTGTCGGCTATACCAAAACCGCATGGGCGTCGGTTAAATCTGTGATTTCAGGTATTTGGGAAGGCATTAAAACCTTTTTTATGACACAAACATTACCGGGGATTATTTATAGCAATTGGGATAAAATCGTTAAGTACACACAAGAAAAATGGGAATTCCTTAAAACGACGATATCGACTAAATGGGATCAGATTGTCGAAGATACCAAAGCGTTACCGGCTAAATTTTTACAGTTCGGTAGTGACCTGATTGATTCCATTATTCAGGGGATAAAAAACAAATGGACAGACTTTAAAAATAGCATTGGGGAATTGGCAACCGCCGCCAAAGAAGCACTGACACCGGAGTTTGCTAAAACATCCGATCCGAAAGTGCAGTCTGCGTTAGATTCTTACAATAGTAACTTTGCCGGTATGTATGATTCAGGGGGGTATATTCCTCGCGGTCAGTTTGGTATTGCCGGCGAAAATGGTCCTGAAATTGTCGAAGGCCCTGCAAACATCACCAGTCGTAAACATACCGCCATGTTAGCGACAGCCGCATTATCGCTAGGCAGTGCCTTTTCATTACAGGCACAAAATGCGCCATTGCATCCGCACAGTTTGCCAGTTGAAAACTATCGCACGTCACCGGCTAACGTGAACATTCAACAACAGCGTTATCAAGGTGCGCCGGCACATTATGAAATTAATATTCATCCTCAACCGAATCAATCCGCGCAAGATATCGCACAACTTGTTATCGCGGAAATTGAACGCCGTGAGCGTGACAAACAAGCACGATTAAATAGCCGTTATCAAGACAGTGAGGTGTGGTAATGATGGCAGCACTTGGGGTATTTGTGTTTGAGTTACGCACCGTACCTTATCAATCCCTACAAAAACAACAAACATGGCGACATGGTTTTACTCAACGTGTCGCACGCCGACCGGCACAACAATTTATTGGCCCTGATACCGATGTGATCACTTTATCGGGGGCGCTTTATCCCTCATTAACCGGCGGTAAAGTGTCGTTGATGGCTCTAGAGTTAATGGCGGATAGTGGTAAAGCGTGGTCGTTTATTGATGGTACGGGCACCATTCACGGCATGTTTGTGATCACCGATTTACAACGCACCCACACCGAATTTTTTCTAGACGGTGCCGCCAGAAAAATTGATTTCTCGCTGACATTAAAACGAGTGGATGGCTCTATCAGTCAGATGTTGGGCGATTTAAGCGACCAATTAGGCATGATGGCCAATGGTGCCGGTGAAGCGATGAAAGGGGTTTTATCATAATGTTGCCAGAAATGATCACCGGTAAAAGTAGCACACCGGCTTTTGTGTTAATTACTGGTGATGAAGATATTAGCGCTAAAATTCAAGGGCGATTAATTTCGCTTTCATTAACGGACAATCGGGGCTTTGAAGCTGATCGGCTTGATATTGAGTTAGATGATTCTGACGGTGCATTAATGATGCCAAAACGGGGCGAGGTATTAACTTTACATCTTGGTTGGCAGGGTGAAAGCCTTATTCATAAAGGCTCTTTTACGGTTGATGAGATAGAGCATTCAGGTGTACCCGATAAAATGACATTACGTGCTCGTAGTGCAGATTTTAGGGCAACGCTAAATGTACGCCGCGAAATGTCGTACCATCAAAAAACATTAGGCGATATCGTCAGAACCATTGCAGGGCGTAATAATGTCACGGCGGTGGTTGATCCTGGTCTTGATACGGTAAAGATTGAACACATCGACCAGACCAACGAGTCAGACGGCAGTTTTTTAACCCGCTTAGGGCAATTAAATGGTGCCACCGCCTGTGTTAAAAACGGCAATTTGCTGTTTATGGTGCAAGGGGGAAATACTACCGCCAGTGGTCAAGCATTACCGTTAGTGCAAATCTCTCGTAGTGTGGGTGATGGGCACCGTTTTTCATTAGTGGATAGAGGCGCTTACACTGGCGTGACTGCCAATTATTTAAACACTCGTAAACCACAAGAGAAAACACAATCACAAATTCGTCGTAGAAAACCCACTACTGATAAACCGAAAAAAGAAGAAGAGAAACAAGGGGAGTACCTCGTCGGTGAAGAAGGTAATGTGATGGTGTTGTCTCATACTTACGCGAGTAAAACCAATGCCGAACGTGCTGCTAAAGCCGCATGGGAAAAAATACAGCGAGGTGTTGCCTCTTTTAGTATTACGTTAGCGAAAGGGCGTGCGGATCTCTTTCCTGAATTACCGGTACAAGTTAGCGGATTTAAGCCTGAGATTGATGAAGCCTATTGGACGTTGGTCACGGTGAGCCATTCCCTGAACAATAGCGGATTTACCACCTCGTTAGAATTAGAAGTTAAAAGCAGTGAGATAGATATGGATAAGGAATAGCGCCTGTGTATAATTACAGGTAATTTCCACATCATAAAGAGGTAACCCGTTTATGATGATTTGTCCTGTTTGTGGTCATGCCGCGCATACTCGTAGTAGTCAGCAAATATCTTCCGATACCAAAGAACGTTATAACCAGTGCCAGAATATCAATTGTGGCGCGACGTTCGTCAGCCATGAAACCGTAACGCGGTTTATTTCAAAGCCTCAGTTGATTGAACGGGTAGAGCCGCATCTTGATAAGTGTTGCCAACAGGCATTAGCAATTTAATGAAAAGCTTGGAAAGATACAGAAATAGGCAGCAATCTAAGATATTTGGTTATGTAGTTATGTTAGACTACATAGCATCTAGCATTAATATGTGAAAATTCTACCGTCATAGTTAAAAATAATTTTTTTAAATTAGTAAGATATATAATTTAAATAATATTTGTGTGCTATTGAAAATAAGAGACAATATAGATGCCTTTTTTAGAATATATATCAGATGAAAATTTAATCAGAGAAGTCAAATATCTTTTAGATAAAGCGGTACAGAAAAGACAAGATGCTGAAAAATCATTTAACAAAAATGTTATAGATCCATTTGGTGCTTTGTTTGAAGCTTCTGATTTCAAAAGTCATGAAGAATGGCGTAACTCTGAAATGGCACGTCAATGCCAAAAACTATTCAAAACCATGTAGGCACTTTCCATCAACGTGTATTAGGTTATGTAGATGGTTGGGAAGATATGGGTACTGGTGGTATTGTTGATTTGGTTAACCGTGAAAAGAAAATTATTGCTGAATCAAAAAATAAATTTAATACAGTAACTGGGGGTAGCCTTTCTGGTGTATATCATTCACTAGATGCTCAAGTCTCTCCTAAACATAGTCAATTCAAAGGTTTTACTGCATATTTTGTCAATATTATTCCTAAAAAGCCTATTCGTTATAATGATCCTTTTACCCCATCAAATAAAGATACAGGAGCAAAATGCCCTGAAAACCCTCTAATTAGAATTATTGATGGTGCAAGCTTTTATCATATCGTAACTGAACGAGTTGATGCGTTAAAAGAGCTACATAAAGCATTACCTAAAGTTATTGAACATGTGTATCAAGAATATTATGGGAAAAAAGATTTTGTAATTCCGGATATTGATATGTTTATGAGTTATTTTTCTGTTGCGTATGAAAAATAACCATGATCAATGTTTGACATTTAATATGACTATATATACAGTTGTAACCATGATCAAGATTATCAGGAATTATTAATATGCTACAAGATGAATTTTCTATCGCTGAAGTTGCAGATTTGCTAGGTGTAACAAAAGAAACATTAAGGCGCTGGGATTCTACTAAAAAATTAAAATCTAAACGTAATCCTGATAATAATTATCGTTACTACGAAAAAGAACAGCTTATGCAATTTGAAGAAATTCAAGCACTTTATAAAAGTAATTGGGAAACTGAATTGCAAACTAAACCAATAAAAAATTTACTGTGTTGGAGTTATTTGCTGGTGCCGGTGGTATGGCATTAG